GAGTCAGACATATCACTAGGTGGCCTTGTTGATACACTTAGAGTTATTAGTGCAGACAGTGGTACTTATACTTCTGGAGATCAATCGTTCTTATCATATCGCTATAATGTAACAATATGGGGCTAAGGAGATAAAATGGAATATACAGTAACTTCCTTAAAGAAGGTCTGTGGAAAGACAAACGGTGATATCATTACTTCAGAAGAAATAGTCAATGCAGGAGGAAATGAAAAACAACTCCTTAAGTTGAGTATGATCAAAGAAGTAACGAAAGCAGCAAAGATAACACCAGCAGTAAAAGAAGCACCACCAGTAACACAGCAGGAAGAAGTTCCTGTTTTTAACTCAGTAAATAACGAACAAGGAGAAGAACCATGGCAAGAATAGTATTAACAAATGTTAAGGTTATGTTTACAGATGCAACACCTACTCTAGTAGACATTTCAGATCACATTGCATCAGTCACATTAACATCAACTTATGATGTTGTTGAGACCACAGCGTTTTCAACAGACGCAGTGCCACTAGCAGCAAAGACACGCCAAGCAGGACTTGTTGATAACTCAGTAACACTTGAGTTCCACCAAGATTTTGCAGCATCATCAATAGAAGCAACAATTTATCCAATGCTTGGAAAAGTATCTGCAATTACAGTATCACCAACTGATGACGCTGTTGGTGCAACCAATCCAGAATACCAGTTCAACGCAGTAGTTTCAGAATGGACACCTCTAAACGGTGCTGTAGGCGAACTATCAACTGCATCTGTAACTTGGCCAATCACTGGCAAGATTGTTAAGGATGTAACGCCTTAATATGTCAAAAATAGTCTTAACAAATGCGAATGTAACTTTTCAGCAACTTGACTTTTCAGTCACTCCGCCTGTTCCAGTTGGTTCCATTTATGATTTTAGTGACCACATTTCAAGCATCTCGCTTGCAACTAGTCATGCAATCACTGAGACTACAGAAGTAGGACAAAACTATAAGAGGGTAATTGCAGGTCTTGGTACTAACACAGTTAATTTTGAGTTTTACCAAGACTTTGCAATTGGCTCTGTAGAAGATATTATCTATGACTGGATAACAAAAAGAATACTTTGTAAAGTAAAACCTGTAGATGATTTTACATCTGCAACAAATCCTGAATATGAATTTCAGGTTCTGATTAGCGACTGGACTCCACTAAATGCTGGAGTTGGGCAACTATCAACAATAAATGTTAATTGGCCAATAAATGGTCCAATTACTAAAAATACATAACCTAGATAAGGGGCACAAAAATGGACGGACTAAGAATAAAAGTAAAGACATCAGATGGACTAGAGGGCACATATGCTCTTCGTCCTAAAACTCTGGTTGCTTTTGAAAACAAGTACAACAAGGGTTTTGCTAAATTACTTAGCGAAGATCAAAAACTAGAACATATCTACTTCCTTGCATGGGCAGCCATGAAGGATGGTGGAAAAACTGTTAAGCCTTTTGGCGAAGGATTTCTTGACACACTTGAAAGTGTGGAATTAGATTCAGACCCAAATTCAGAATCCACAGAGACAGCCTAACCTATACGGTAGCAATGATCTCTGTGGAGACAGGACTTTCTCCAACAGACCTTCTTGATGCTCCAGATGGAGTACTTGAAGCAATAGTTGTTTATCTTAAAGAACGATCAAAGGATGCGGGTAGGTAATGAGTAATAGAGGAATAGTGCTAAGTGGTATTAAAGAGACACAAAAAGCACTAGAAAAGTTTGACAAAGATGCAGTCAAGGCATTTACTAAACTGGTTAATTCAGAATTAAATGGTGCTAAAAAAGATGCATTAGGTTTTGTCAAATCTGCTCCTCCACTTAGTGGATGGAATACTCAGCCTGCCCGTAAGCCTCGTTCTCGTGGTGGTGCAGGATGGCCTGCTTGGGATCAAAGCGTAATCAAATCAGGCATTTCTGTATCAAAGGCTGAAAGAAAAGTTCGTCAAGACTATACTACATCTGCAGGAGCGTTAGTAAACCGTTCAGCAACAGGTGTTATTTATGAATTAGCGGGAAGAAGCAATAAGAGTTCAGGCAAGAATGGATTCATCAGTAATTTAGAAGGCGATTCAGGAAATGCATCTCGTTTAATCTGGAAGTCTGTAGATAAAAATAGAGTGGCAATTGAAAGAAAAGTTTCAGATGCCCTAGATGATTTAAAATTAAGATTACAAAAAAATTTAGAAAAGGAGCGTGGCTAGTATGGCAACAGGTGCAGTATTAGCCAGAATCCTTACCCAATATTCAGATAAAGGTTCTAAGGCTGCTCAAAAGGACATAGCAAAACTTACTAAAAAGTTTGATGACTTTGGTAAAAAAGCAGCAAAGTCTTTTAAAATAGCAATAACAGCAACGGCTGCTCTAGCAGTTAAAATTGGTACAGATGCAGTTCAGGCAGCAATTGATGATTCTAAGTCTCAGGTTATCCTTGCAAATGCACTTAAAACTACTGCAAATGCTAATGGAGAACTAACTAAACAAGCAGAAGACTATATAGAAGCAACCATGTTCCGTGTGAATGTGGCAGATGAACAATTAAGAGCAAGTCTTGCACAACTTCTTATTTCCACTGGAGATTTAACTGAGGCGGAAAGACTTCAGGCTATTGCTCTTGATGTCGCAGGAGCAACTGGAAAAGATTTATCAGCAGTAACAGTTGCAATGACCAAGGCAAACGAAGGCAATGTTGATGCACTAAAGAGACTATCTCCAGAACTATCTGGATTGATTTATAAAGGAATGAAGGCTGAAGATGCTTTTACTCTTCTTGGTGCTGCCTATGGTGGAACAGCAGAAGCACTTGCTAACCTTGATCCTCTTACAAACTTAAAGTTACAATACGGAGAAGTACTTGAAACACTTGGCTATGAACTTTTGCCAGTTATTCAAGAGTTTGCAGAGTACATAAAGACTGATGTTCTTCCAATAATTGATGAGTGGGCAAAGGCAAATGGAGGCAATTTAAGAGAAGGCCTAACTGCTATTATTGAAATAGGCTTGTCATTCTTCAAAGTAATTGGAGACATAGCAGCCTTCTTACAAAGAAATAAATTTTGGATAGAATTAGCATTTAATTTCCTTCTCCTTGGCAAAGCCTTAAAAATTGTTGGCAAGGGTGCGTCTGTTATTGACAAAGTGTTTGGTACCATAATTGGAATCTTTAAAGGTGGCAGAAAAGAAGTAGGAAAACTTACAGAGCAGTTTTTTAAATTTGTAAAAACTACAGAGTCTGGATACTTTGGTAGATTTATTGAATTAATTGGCATTGCCGTGGACGGCATATCAAAACTTGTTACTGGATTTCTTGCCTTTGGAGCAGCAGGAATTACCATTAAGAACATCTGGAATAAACTTTTTGGAAGTCAAGAAAAAGCAATTAAAACAAATGATAAACTTCTACAACAGCAGGCTCTTTCTGGATTTAAAGCAATTGAAGTAGCAACTAAAGAAGCAAATGCAGCAAAGGCTAAAGCAGACGCACTTAAAAAAGCCGCAGCAGCAGCAAAAGCCGCATCAACACAAGACAATAAAGACGCTGCATACAAAGCCAAGGTTGATGCCAAGATATTATCAATCAGAAAAACTCTTAATATTGCTAAAGACAGTGAATTAGACAAACAAACTGACCTTATTAATTTAACAGCAGCAGCAAACTTTCTAGCAAAGCAAGGCGTTATTGCTAAAGAAGAACTTGCTAAACTTGATAGACTAAAAGAAGAGAACTTGCTATTAAGTGCAAGAGACACTTTAATAAAAAGATACGCAGACATTCAAGAAAAACTTGCTGATCAAAAACTTGAAACTAAAGAAATTGAAGAGTTATCTAAAAAGTGGGGCATCTCTGGTTCTGCAGTAGTGGCGTATATTCACCTAGTAAAATCTGTTGAAGATCAGGTAATTAGCACTGAAGAGATCAAGACCCTTGCTGATTTGTGGAATACAAGTGAGTATGAAGCACAAAAGTTCCTTGAAACATACATGCGTATACAGGATGGCCTTTTAGATTCAAATGAAGTCTTTGCTTTAATAAAGGCTGGATTCTTTGAAACTGAAAAAGAAGCAAGAACTTATGCAGACATTGTTTCAACAGTTCATGATGGAATTGCCAATGATGAAGATTTCCAAAAGGTAATGGACAAATGGGACCTAACCAAAGAAAAACTTAATCAATATATTCTTAAAATGGGTGCAGACTTTGACTATGAAGGAAATTTATTATATCCAATAACCCAATTAGCAATAAAATGGGATGCTGCTTCAGGAGCATTACAAAGATATTTAGACAAGTTAAATAGTGCTAAAGGATATGATTACGGAAAACTTGGTCCATCAGGAAATCCAATAGTTCCTCCAGTTGTAATTCCTCCTAAAGTTGCTGATCCTTTCTTAGGTGGTAGCAAAACAGACTCAGCAGCATCAGCAGCATCTAGTGCAGCAGCAGCAGCAGCATATGCAAAGGCTAAAGCAGCAGGAGACATGGATGCAGCACGACTTGCTGCAGCAGGTGTCAATCCAAGTGCATTAGCAGCAGGAGAATCTGGAGCAATAGGTGCAGCATCTATAGCAGCACAACTAAGAGCAGCAGAACAAGCCCTACAGAATGAAAAAATAATGGCAACATATGCATCATTTAAGGCTAAGGAAGCAGCAGATCTAGCAGCCTCAGCAGCAGCATCATCACAATTAGATGCAGATGAAAGATCTAAGTTTAGATCAATGACTCTGGCTAATGCGTCAAGCGTTGCGGGTACTGGTAGTGGAAATGGCGCAGGAACTCAAAACATTTATGTAACAGTTCAAGGATCTGTAACTGGAGAACAAGACTTAGTTACAACAATTAGAAATGGTCTATTGTCGTCACAATATAATGGTGATGCTATAACCTTGCAGGCGATATAAAATGTCGTTGCCAACAATACATGTAGAGATTGACTTTGCAAATGGACCATCATTTGGATACCCTCTAATTTTAGACAGTCTTGCTTATGGAATTTTAGGATTAAATATTCTTGGTGATGTACCTGCAGATGTTGTAGATATTACTGCTCAGGTAAGAAAAGTATCTACTCGTAGAGGTCGCAACAGATTACTTTCTCAATTTGAGGCTGGAACTGCAACGGTAACAATAAATGATCCTAATTCATATTTTTCTCCTGAGAATACATCTTCACCATACTATGGCAAATTAAAGCCTCTTCGTAAGATAAGAATATATGCAGAAATAGAAATTGCATCAGTTATAGAAACAGTTCCTATCTATGCAGGATATATCACTTCATACGATACAACTTTTTATCAAGGTACAAATGAGGACGCTACAGTTACTCTACAATGTGTAGATGCATTTAGACTTCTTAATCAAGTTTCTACAGGTACGGCTCCAGTTCCAGGTGCAACTTCAGGTCAATTCTCTGGATTTAGAGTAGACACACTACTTAATTTTGCTGGTTTTCCAGACTCTATGTCAGTTTTAGATCCTGGCAATTCTGCTATGCAAGTAGATCCAGGTGGAGCAAGATCAGTCTTACAAGCAATTCAAACGATAGAACAATCAGAATTTGGTGGATTCTTTGTTTCAAGGGCTGGAAAAGTTATATTTCTTGATCGTGACACAATTGCAAAAAAAGCAAACGCAACTCCAAGAGAATACTCAGATGTCCTTCCTTTGGCAGAAGGCGTTTATCCATATAGATTTGTTGACTTTGCCTTTGATGATCAACTAATTTTAAATAAAGTTACAGTATCAACTTTAGGCAATTCACCAGTGACTGTTGAAGATGCAACCAGCATTGAAACATTTTTTACTAAATCTGGACAAAGACTTGATCTTCTTATGCTAAACAATAGCGAGGCTCTAGATCAGGCTCAAACTATCCTTGCTGCAAGAAAAGATGCTAAACTTAGAGTTAACTCAATGACGGTAGATATGTTTGCTCCTGTTAGTGAATTAAATACTTATGATAACTTATCTATGGATATTTATACTCTAGTAAATGTTACCAGAACAATGCCAGGTGGATCTGTTGTGACAATTGAATTATTCTGTCAAGGAGTAAATCACGACATTACTCCAAACAACTGGAACATGACAGTCTTTACAGC